CATTAACAAAGTTTGTAATAACTGATGGTGTTCACGGTGAAGCAGATATAATAATGAAATCAGACTTTGAAGGGTTTACTGTGTATGGTTTTAGCGGAGATTCTTTAATGGAAAAGAATGCTTTAGCCGACATGGATATGTGGAAACATGAAATTGAAGAGTTAATGAAGGCAAAGTCTGGAGATGCTAGAGTAGCAATCAAAGCGTATTTACAAAAAATAGATACAGAGGAGAAGGGATTACATATAAATGAGATATTTAATTTCTGTAAAGAGAAGATACCTAAGTTAGTTGAAGATTTGTGGTCAGGTGAAATTAAAAGAATGGTTAATTGGATGAATGACCAAGATGATTTTATTAAAGTAACTAAGGATAAATATACTGCTAACCGAGATAAATTAATAAAAGCAGAAAAGACCCCAAAGAACGGAAAGTTTTTATTATACCACGGTAGTGATGATAACTTAGAAATGGTTATTAGAACGTCTGATAAAGAAATGGCATGGACAATTGATATAGAAGATGCCGAAGATATTTACAACTTATTTGGAAAATCAGGTAAGTTTCCTGCACAAGTTTCTACGAAGACAACAAGAGATAAATTGTTAGACTCTGGGGAGATTGAGTTAGGGGCACAAAGACATGGTTACCATGAATATAAATTAAATGGTGATAAGTTTGAGACTAGATTACACTTTAGAGTAGTTCCTGTAAAGAAAAAAGATACATGGGTGGTTTGGACAGGCATTAAGCAGAAAATGCTAGATAAGGATAAAGACGAAGGAATATGGGATATTACTGAAGACAGGCATAAAAAGTTAACCATGCAAGTTTAGTAATATCGTGGACTTCATATAGTAAATTCAGGAAGTGGTAATGTGTCGGAAGCCCAACTGCTTAAGTCGGATACAGAAGGAAACTTTAGGATATTAAAATCAGATGATTTAGTTATTGGTGGATACGCTTCAATAGAAATAGTAGATAAACAAAATGATTTAATTACATTGAAAGCATTAGAAGAAGCAGTAAACAAATATATGACAACCCCAAAATATAGAAACGTAATGTCAAACCATTCAAATGTTCAAGTCGGGGATGTAATAGAGAAGTATAGAGATAAAAACGGAAATCTTCACCAAACACAAGTAGACGATGTAGGCTTTTATGTTGTTATTAAACTAAGAGATGACATAGAAAAAGCAAAAGAAATTCAAAGAGGGATTAGAAAAGGAACCCTACGTTCATTCAGTATAGGTGGACAAGCATTATCAAAGAGGCAAAAAACAAGCGAAGACTTGGGCCAGTATAATGAAATAGATAAGTTAGAACTCCATGAAGTAACAATTTGTGAGAAAGGAATAAACCCAGAAGCAAAGTTTGACATATTAAAGGAGGAGAAGAGTAGCATGACTGAGAAATTGGAAAAAGCACTTGAGGAACTTAACGGCCTTATGGCAGAAGTTAACAACCTCAAAAAGGAAGAGGAGGAACCCATGATGGATGACGTTGATGTTGAAGAACAAATGAACTTGGACGAAGAAGACATGGAATACTCCGAAAGCGGAGATGAGTATGATGGCGCAAAGTCAGAGGATATGGACACAGAACGGTCCGATTCCGATGAGGATGACGTTGAACACTCAAACTTCGATAATTATGCTAAGGGCAAAACGGGGCCTGAAGGCTTTGTTGAGGATGGCAGGTTACCTGACCATGATTCAACTGCAAAGAAACACCCACAAGGCGCACAAATGGGACAGTTATACAAGGAGTGGACTAACGAAGACTTCTCTACACTAGACCTAAGCGTTGAGAATGTAGAGAAGGCATACGATGCTTTCAAGGCAGAACAGTTAGAGAAGATGGCTTATGACTCTCTAAAGTCCCGCTTTGAGGAGAGGTTCGTAAAGGAGCAAAACGTAAGAAAGTCTGCTGTTGCCCGAAACGAGTATGATGCAAAGAATGAAGTTGAAGAACTTAAGAAAGAGTTTACTCTTCTTAGGAAGTCTTTATCAGCACAGTCTGATGAGATAGTTAAGGCTCAAACCCAGACCATTGATGTTCCAGATGTTTCTGAAATGTCTTGGGGAGAGATTCATAACTTCATTTCGGAGTTTGAAAACTAAGGTGATTAAATATGAGTGGATATATTAAGTCAATGAGAGATTTGGAAGCCGCAACCTATGGAATTAGGGGCGGTCAGGGAAATTCGCTGCTTAAGGCAGCAGGTGTTGTTGGAGGACTAGGTTCTTCACACGATGGTTCAGCCGGACTTTTGACCGGAACTGGCCCAACGGCAGTATCATCCCTATATAACATTGCATACGGTAAGAAAGTATGGTCAATGATAAACCAAGAATGCAATGCTCTTGCAATGCTGGCTAAGAGGCCTTACACGGCTTCTGGTTGGAGAGTGCTAGAAAAGAGAGCAGGTGGCGGTGGAAACAGTAAACTGTCTATGTCCGGTAATGCAAGCACGCTTGCAAAGGGCGCAGATACACTACGACCAGACGCTTTAGGAGGTTATGGTGAAAACGCAGCAATTGATTCTGCTGCTGATTCAACCGCAGGAACCATTTCTGCTATTACCCCAACCTATGCACAACTTAAGACCAGCCCAAAGACTGTGGCTCATTTGTTTGAGTTCTCAGAATTGGCTCTTGAGATGGCAAAGATTGATGACGGTGTTGGAGACATACGCGCTCTAATCCGTGAAGACATGGGTAAGCACCACGCAGAGATGCAGAATGCAATGCTTCTAATGCCTTTGGAAGACTACAACCTAGAACACTCGGCTGCTAGAGCAGACCAGAACTACACTTCTTTAATGAAGATAGTTTCTTCATCTGCTGAGTTATCGGATATGTATAACGAGGACTTTGGTTTCCTAAACCAAGCAAAGTCCGGTTCAGACGTTATCCCTAATGAGATGTGCGATTTGTTCGGAACAACTGCTAGAAGACCTACTATGGGAAGCGGTTCTACAGGAACTAACGTAACAACGGCAACAGATGCAGGGTATCTTGATTCGTATGTGGACTTTGGTAGTTCATATGCTTCTACAAGACCACTAACCCTAACAATTCTTAACAAGGCGTTAAGAAACATTAGGGAAGCAGGTGGAAGCCCTAAGGTCATCCTAACAGGATATGACACCATTCAGCACCTTGGTGACTTACTACAGTCCCAAGAGCGATTTATGGACAGAAAGGAGATTATCCCTACCCATAATGGTGTTAGAGGTGTAAAGGGGTCAGAAGTCGGCTTTAGGGTCGCTACTTACTTCGACATACCCATCATACCTTGCAAGGATATGCCTTCTACAACAAAGTCGGCTGCTGCAACTGACCTAAGCGATATGCTGATTCTGGACACAGACCACATATGGCTATCAGTAATGAAGCCAACCCAATACTTTGAGGATGGTATTGACCACGGCAACCCATTCGGTGTTGCAAAACTTGGTAATCAGGCTATGTACCGCACGATTGCTGAGACTGGTTGTTCGTTCTTTAAGGGACAAGGTAAGATAACCAACCTAAGTAGTGCATGAGGTGATTAAGTATGGCAATAGTAGTAACTATGCTGCCTGACCATAAGGGCATAACTGCCCCTAAAGCCGTTGGTGACGAGTATGTTGTTGACGCTTTAATTGATATGGGAACCTATGCAAACGGTGGATTGACTGTTACCGCAGCACAATTAGGACTGAGAACCGTCCATTGTGTTGCAATGACAGGTCAAGACTCGTTAATCGGTTTTACCGTACCTGAAGTAGATGCAACAGGCGATTATGCCGCAGCAACTTCTTTCAAGTTAAACTGTATTAAGGGGGCCGATGGCGCAAACGCCGAAGGTGGCTCTGTTGATTACGGTTCGGTAAGAATCCGGGTTTGGGGCAATCTTTAAGATTGCAAATAAATGTGGCCTATGGCTCCTTAGTGGGGCCATAGGTCACTACACACGACATTTTTTCAACAACATTCATAAGGGAAGCGCACCCTCACACAATTCACAGGAGATGCGATTATGGCAGGTTCACTACAATATGTATTTAAGAACACTAACGCAAGTGCAGAAGAAACACAATTAATAGGACATAGGTGTAAACTTATGTCTATTAAATTGCATAATTCAGATGCAGTAGCACAGACTGTTCATCTATATGATGACACAAGTGATGCTACTGCAAATTTGTTTGCAACGATAGTTGTTGCTGCAAATACTACGCTGGATTTAGACTATCATGGGGCAATGTTGGGAATTGGTCTTTATTTAAAGGTAACGGCTACAACAGGTAGAACCGCTAGTCAATTAATCGTTTCTGCTCAAGCGAGATGATTAGATGCCCGCATTAGAAAAAGACACAAAACTTGTAATGACGATATTATTCGTTGGTTGCATTAGTGGCATAAATGTTTTCTTTTATGCTGAATATGGCAATTTGCTTGCCTTTTCACACTATGCACACGCGATAGTATTTTCGCTGATGACTATCGGCGGAATACTTGTAATGAAGGCGGTCTTTGACCTTGCCTTAAATGATTATATAGAGATGACTCTATTAGACAGAAGAATTGCTTCCTATTGGAATAGAAAGGCTAGAGATGAACAACAAAGAGAAAAGGTTAGACAAAGCCTTAATCAGTTTAATAATTCTTGGAACCGGGTTCCTGTAAACAACCTAGCACAAAAGGTAGAGGAACCACAAACGGTATCTCCTTCTTTCTTAGCACAGGTTGAGTGATTCAATGTTAGAAGCCATAGCATTTGGAATGGATGAAACTGCTTTAGCATACGATATGCAAAGAGCGCATTCAGCAGATGTTTGGTTTCTAAGAGCAAGGTTTTATTTTTGGGGGTTCATAACAGGCCT